CCTGTTTCATTTTCAAAGTCTGAAACTAAGACTTCATATTCATCATTCACATTACACCTCGCTTGTAATTCTATTTATTAGTTATTATTAAAGATAGTTTTTACCAGGACTTGTAATCATAAGTACTCGTAAAAAGCTTTTCTATTTCAGCATCACTATAAACTTTCTTATCTAAGAAACCTGTAAGGTCAGCTACATAATGAAACATATTTTTACTACTTAGTTCGTGTATGTGTTCAATCTCATCTTCTACTAACATAGTTCTCATCTTTTTTATGCTTGGTTTTTTCATGTTTAAAAGTCTCCTTCTGCTACTTGAAAACAAGTTAAACCTCTTGCTCTCCACATATCTACAACAGACTGTCTATCATCAAAGATGATTGTATCTTTTTTAAATTTAAATATATCTTCTTCTCTAGCTTCATTATATTCATTTTCATATTCATGTCTTTGAATATATAAATCAGCATCTTCAAAACGAGGAAATTTAATATTTAAAAGCTTATCAAACAACTCTGATTTAAGTTCTGCGTCTGGTCTATAATCTCCGTCTGGTCGCATAAGTAAGATTTCTTCCCAACAATCATATATTCGATATATATCATCTTTAATACCATATATCCTAGGAAAATTTTCTTCATTAAAACTAAAACCTTGAATTTGGTCTTGAGTTATCTCCCTTTGAGCTTCATTTCTACCTGTTAAAAAGTAAAAGACAGCATCATAGATATGGGCATTATCACTTAGTTGCTCTAGTATATTAACAACAGGATAATTAGGAGTATCATGTTTTATATTATCCACAAAACTTTTCCAATCCTTAGTCTCGCCTTCTACAAAATGTCTCCTATGGTTTATGTCCATAAGAGTTCCGTCAATGTCAAAGATTATATTCATTATTACACCTCCTTAAGTATAACTATTTTACCATTGGTAAAGTATTGGATCGTATGCTTACCAACTGTAAAGCCTTCAAGAATGTCTCCTTGTATCTCTAGGTTGCCAAGCTCACGACCTTTATTAACAACTGAAAAGATATGGTTATCACTATCACGTTCTACTGCGTAAACAATAACCCCTCCTTCCACCTTTTTAAACTCGATATTCTGCCCTCTATTAAAACCACTCTTAAAGAGTAGCTTCGACATAGTTGAACATCTAAGTTTATTGGTCCTCTTATTGCGAGAAACTGAAATCGTTTTCTCACATATAAGCTCATGTTTAGGTTGCTCGACCTCTTGCACTTCATAAGTGCTAAAGATTGGCCTAGCTTCGCCTTGTTTAATGTAAGTTACTTTCACTATTACACCTCCTCTAACTCTGTTAGATATTCGGCCACGATATCGCTACCTATTATATAAGTGTACATATTAACAACTTTTTCAGGTTCACTAAAGTCTGTTAATACTTCGCCAAAGTTTGACTGCTCAAACTCTTTGATAGCTTCTATTACAGTAAAGACCTCAGAACCTAACCATTCTTTAGCTTGATGCCTTCCGATTATGTAATAATCCTCATTGAATGCGTAGTGGTGTAAGTCATCCTTCCAACTATTAGGGTAACTTTCCTCTAAGTATTCTTTATTATCAGCGAGGTAGTCATTAAAGTAGTCTTTAATTTCTTCTCTTTTATATTCTTCTTGTGTTGCCATTCTTTAACCCTCCTTTAGATTAAAATTGTATTATTACAAACAAGTTACTATTTGAATTTCTTAAAACTGTAGTAGCTTCTTCTATACTTTCTATAGAAGTATACTCCTCTCCGTAGTCGTTCTGAAATTCCTTTAGATTTTCGTATTCTGCAAACTCGCAACAGATACCAATTACATCTAATTCATAATCAGCTAATTGATAATCATCTAACCAATCATAAATTAAATCTCTACCTTCAATGGAGAAATTGTCTTCTCTGCCCATTTCTCTGAATGAGTTATGAAAGTCTTGTCTTGTTACTTCTTTCACTATTGCCATTCTTTAACCCTCCTTTGAGTTATTATTTAATTGACAATGTGCATTTAATAATTTTTTAAGACCCTTGTCAACTCCTCCTCCTAAAATAATTTACATCTATTCCTGGTGTGTGTTAGTCAGGTAATACACTACAACACTAGGACACTGATACACTACAACACTAGGACACTGATACACTACAACACTAGGACACTGATACAAATCGCCCTTCCTTGTTTAAAAGTTTATATAGTCTTTGTCATTGGTGGAGGTGTTCCTTAATAATAGTTTAAGTTGTTGAAGTCTTTGGAGTTTTTGAAGTTGTTGAAGTTACTCTAACAACTCTAAAGCCTGTAACTTCTCTCCATTAACTAGAAACTCTAACAACTTTAGAGCTGTTAAAGTCTTTAAAGTTGTTGAAGGGTTACTTTTTATAGTCTTTAAAGTTGTTGAAGTCTTTAAAGTTGTTGAAGTTGTTGGAGTCTTTGCGGGGAGGGGGGCAGGTGGGCAGGGGGGGTGGAGTATATATATACTAAATCATATACATTTTTAGCTAATTTTGGATATTAACTAGCTTTAGGTTTGTGGCCATTAGTTACATATATAAAAGTGTCAAACCGCCACGCCCTGTAATGTCTATTATACAGGTCAGATTACAATCTGTCAAGTACTTTAAAAACTTTAAATACTTGACAAGACTATAAACCAGACCTATAATAGATACTATGAGTTATTTACCCTCAACAGAAGTCAAAGAAAGAAGCCTTACTAAGAAGCAACAGGCTTTCTTAGACAATCTCATTACCACAGGTGGCAATCCCAAAGAAGCTGCAGAACTAGCAGGATACTCAGGCAACTATCATCAAGTTATTAAATCATTAAGAGAAGAAGTGATAGAGTTAGCCTCGGATGTACTTGCACGATCTGCACCGCAAGCAGCGTTTAAGTTAGTAGAGATTATGAATAGTGATCGACCACTACCACAAGTAGGTAATAAGTTACAGGCTGCTCAAACAATCTTAGACAGAGTTGGAGTAGCTAAACGAGATAGACTAGATGTAACTCATAAAGCAGCAGGTGGTATCTTTATACTACCAGAAAAACAACCTATTGAAGCAGAGTCTGTAGAGATAATAGAAGACTAATGGCATATTCACAACAAGTACTAGACAGGTTTCACAATGTTCTTAAAGACCCTGTTAAACATTCAGTAGGTAAGTTTGATCCCGAAGACCCTAATGTAGCAACAGGTATGACAGGTGCTCCCTCGTGTGGAGATGTAATGCGACTGCAGCTTAAACTCGATGGAGACTTAATAAAGGATGTCAAGTTCAAAACTTATGGATGTGGATCAGCTATTGCGTCTAGCACCATGTTTGTCGATATGCTTAAAGGTAAAACAGTTACTGAAGCCAAACAAATTAAAGATAAAGACATAGCAGCAGCTTTAGAACTACCACCCATTAAACTCCACTGTAGTGTCTTAGCTGAAGATAGTATTAAGAAAGCCATAGAAGATTGGGAGAGTAAACAATGAAAGAAGGCTATATTAAAAGAAAAACTTCTACTATTCCTTTTGGTTATGAGATAGATGAAGAGGTTGAAGGTTATTTAAAACCAATACCAGATCAACTAGAAGCCCTACAAGTAGCTGAAGACCTAGTAGCAGGAGAGTCAATTTCATTACAAGATGCTTGTGATTGGATCGAATATAAAACGAAAAGACGTATAAGCCCACCAGGATTAAAGAAACACATAGATAAAAAATATGGAAAACGAGAACAACGAATTGCACGATTGGGAGAAGAACCCACATCTTTACTTGACAGACTCTGATGGTGGCTTTGTCTTAAAGAAGGATGGTACGCCTAAGAAGAAATCAGGTAGACCTAAAGGAGCAACATCACATTATTATTACTCAAATGCAGAGAAAGCGAAACAAAAATCAAGAAGGGCGATTAGAAAAAAACAAAAAGCAATCGAAAGGGTTGAGAAACAACTTAAATCTAAAAGGAACTCACTCAAGAAAACCACAAAAGTTCTCGCCAAACTTGAAAATGAATCGGAGAAACCTACAAAAGAGGGGAAGGTAGTTACCGAAGACGAACTCTCGTCAATCCCTAAAGCAGTTCAAGACGAAATAGATAAAGGTGCTCATGTAGTCTTTCATGCAAATGATGGACCACAGACTGAGTTCTTAGCTGCGGATGAGAAAGATGTGCTCTATGGCGGTGCTGCAGGAGGTGGTAAATCTTATGCCATGTTAGTAGACCCATTGAGGTATGCTCATAAGAAAGCTCATCGTGCTTTAATACTTAGACGATCTATGCCAGAGTTACGAGAACTGATAGATAAGAGTAGAGAATTATATCCACAGGCCTTTCCTGGTTGTAAGTTTAGAGAAGTAGAGAAAGTATGGAACTTTCCTAGTGGAGCTAAGATAGAGTTTGGTTTCTTAGAAAGAGATGCTGATGTCTATAGATACCAAGGACAAGCCTATAGTTGGATAGGTTTTGATGAGATAACTCACTTACCGACAGAATTTGGTTGGAACTATTTAGCTTCTCGTCTTAGAACAACAGACCCTGAGATTAAGACTTATCTTCGCTGTACTGCAAACCCTGGTGGCATTGGAGCACATTGGGTTAAGAAACGATACGTTGACTCTAATCCACCTAATGAATCTTTTATAGGTAGCGATGGTTTAAGTAGAAAGTTTATTCCTGCTCGTTTAACGGATAATCCTTATTTAGCTAATGATGGTGTCTATGAACAGATGCTTAAATCTTTACCACCTGTACAACGTAAACAGTTGTTAGAAGGTAATTGGGATGTTAATGAAGGTGCAGCTTTTGTTGAATTTGATCCAGATGTACATATTATATCACCTTTTCAGATTCCGATAACATGGGAAAGAGTTAAAGGTATTGACTATGGTTATGCTTCTGAGAGTGCTTGTGTATGGGGAGCAATAGATAGAGCTGATGGTACATTAATAATTTATCGAGAATTATACAGAAAAGGCTTGACAGGTTATGATTTAGGCTGTATAATAACTGATATGGAAATGGATGATCCTATGTCTGTTTCAGGAGTGCTTGATACGGCTGCTTGGGCTAGAACAGGTACAACTGGACCAACTGTTGGGGAATCTCTCGTTAAACAAGGACACAAACTTAGACGAGCCGATAAAAATAGAATACAAGGTAAAATTCAGATTCACGAGTATTTAAAAGTACAACCGAATGGAAGACCAAGATTACAGATATTTAATACCTGTCCTAACTTGATCAAAGAACTACAAAGTATACCTTTAGATACTAGGAATCCTGAAGATGTAGACACACATGCTGCGGATCATGCTTACGATGCTCTGCGGTATTTGATTATGAGTAGACCTAAGATTAATAATCCAATAGAAAATCTTAGAAGGTATCATAGAGAATCTATTTATAAACCTGTAGACGATACATTTGGATATTAAGTATGGCAGACGAAAACAATATAGAAGAAGGCGGAGTCCAACAACCTCAAGGGCTACTCGATGCTAATGCTCTATATACAGAAATAGAAGGTGAAGAGGGTTTAGAATTAAACTTAGGTAAAGATCAAAAATTAAATTTATCAGGTTTAATAGAAAGTAGATTTCAAGTAGCCGAAGATTCTAGAAAGATACATGAAAGTAGATGGTTAACTGCTTATCAAAATTATAGAGGGTTATACGGAAAGAAAATAAGATTTAGAGAATCTGAAAAGTCTAGAGTCTTTGTTAAAGTAACTAAAACAAAAGTCTTAGCCGCTTTTGGGCAATTAGTTGATGT